ATTCTACTTACTCGGCCCACTACTCAAGAACCAAGTTTCAGTCAACAGAGTTTATTATTGACTGTGGACATGGACAAGGCTTTGCACTTGGAAATGTTCTAAAATATGTCCAACGATATGGCAAGAAAGATGGCTATAATCGTGCCGACTTGATGAAAGTTTTACATTATGCTTTGATAGCACTTTATAACCATGACCATGAGGAATTGAATAATGAAATTTAGTAATGAAACTATTGGGGTTCTAAAGAACTTCGCAACGATTAATCCGAGCATTGTGTTCAAGCCGGGTTCAACTGTGCGAACTATTTCGCCTCAGAAAACTGTGATGGCTGCCGCAACAATTGCCGAGACTGTAGATGTACAAGCAGGTGTTTACGATCTGTCTCGCTTACTTGCGACTCTATCCCTTTTCGAAAATCCAGAGATGGAATTTGGCTCTGATCGATTCACTATCAAAGGTGGCAAAAGTGAAGTAAACTACACATATACTTCTGAGTCTTTGATCGTATCTCCCCCAGATAAAGATATCGTAGTGCCTGATCCAGAAGCAACAGTGAATGTTACTTGGCAAGATATCGACAGCGTGATTCGTGCTACTGGTGTTCTACAATTACCAGAAGTTGCGTTCTCAAGTGACGGCAGTACCATTAAGTTATCAGCCGTTGATAGTAAGACTTCGACAGCAGATAAATACGAAGTCGTAGTAGCTGAAGGTGTTTCAACTGAATCCTTCAACATGATTATCAAGACTGATAATCTTAAATTAGTGCCAACTGATTATGAAGTAACTTTATCTTCAAAAGGTATGGCTCACTTTAAATCAGATGTTGTCCAGTACTGGATTGCAATCGAATCAAGATAAGGAGTATAAAATGAGTGAAGAAGTAAATGCCCCAGAAGCGGGTCAAGAAGAAGTAGTTGGTTTAGGGTATGGCGATATTCAGGCGTGTGTTCAAATTATTGATGTCTCAACCCAAAGAGGCGCAATTCGTGGTGACGAGTTGATGCAAGTAGGAACAATTCGTGAGAGACTTGTAGGATTCTTACGTCACGCTCAATCACAAGGTGAAGAAGTTGGCGAACTGCCTGCATCTCCTTACAACGAAGAGTCTGTTGAAGAGGCACCTGCTGAAGCCGCAGAGTAGTAGTGATAAGGGGAGAGGTAACACTCTCCCCGACTTTATTTTTATATTATGGAGATTTACATGAGTGACAAGAAAGATTTCTTGTGGGTAGAATCTTATCGCCCACAAACTGTTCAAGAAGCTATTCTTCCTGAACGACTCAAGAAAACATTCCAACAGTTCGTTGATCAAAAGAATGTGCCTAATCTTCTATTATCTGGCAGAGCAGGTGTCGGTAAAACGACAATTGCAAAAGCTATGCTAGAAGAGATCGGTGCTGACTACATTGTGATCAATGGTTCTATGAATGGCAACATTGACACATTACGCAACGATATATCCAACTTTGCTTCGAGTGTATCATTCACTGGTGGCAGAAAATATGTTATCCTCGATGAGGCTGACTATCTAAACGCAAATTCCACACAGCCCGCACTTCGTAACTTTATGGAAGAGTTCTCGAAAAACTGTGGCTTCATTATGACTTGTAACTTCAAGAATCGAATCATTGAGCCACTTCACTCAAGATGTAGTGTAGTCGAGTTCTCAATCGATAAAGCAGACAAGCCTGCAATGGCAAGTCAGTTCTTTAAACGAGTGTGTGGTATTCTAAAAGACGAAGGTGTTACTTATGATCAAAAAGCAGTTGCTGAAGTTGTACAGTTATATTTTCCAGATTGGCGCAGAGTCCTTAATGAACTTCAGCGTTATTCTAGTACTGGCAATATTGATGCTGGCATACTAAGTAATAAGTCTGGTGAAAGCGTATCCAGTCTAATTGATTTGATGAAGAATCGTGACTTCACTGCCACTCGTAAATGGGTTGCTGAGAATGTCGATGTAGATTCTGCTGTTCTGTATCGCCAGTTGTATGATACATTACCATCTCGAATCAATACAACGCAAAGTGTTGCTGATGCAATTATCATTCTCGCTGAATATCAGTATAAAGAAGCATTCGTAGCAAACTCTGAGATCAATCGTGTAGCGGCACTTGCCACTCTAATGGCAGAGGTAGATTGGAAATGAAGAATTTGATGGGTGAGCATATAGCAACCGCAGATGTAGTTGTAGACACATTATTATCTCAGAGACTTTCTTGTGCTAAAGTTAGTCATGTCGATGACACTAAACAAGGATTTACTCTCACAAAGGGTACTGGTCTTCTTGAAGAGAAGCAAAAAGGCTTTCACGGTAAACCTGGACTTTATGTTATATACAAAGGACATCCAGAACACTTCGGTGTGCCTATGTATGTAGGTGAATCAGAAGTGAGTGTTGGCACTAGATTAAGTAGATTCGTAAAAGAAGCGATGAACAAATCTAGATTGGATGAAAATCATTCAGCGGCAAAAAAGTGGAGAACATTCTTTGGCAGTGATCTTAATGATTGTTATGTTAGAGTATTTGATGAAGAGATACAATCTACTGTAACGCATAAAGAGATAGAGTCTGAACTAAAGCGTAGACTTAATCCTCTACTCAATGTGAGATAATATGAAGCTATTCAAAAAAGCAAAGAAGTGTTTTTTATGCGAATCTGAATTAGATGAAAACTCTGGTGAGATCGTGTATAAATATGAGGCAGGTGAAGGCAAAGTTGAACTTTGTGGCACTTGCATGGATAAAATAGAGGAGACACAAGATGAGCAAACCTTTTGATTATGTAACCTCTATCAATAGCACAAAGAAGAACATGATGCGAGATAGTGAGAATGATGAGTTGAGTGAGAAAGGCTATGAGCCATGGCTGACTAATACAGCATTATCTTATTTTCCTGATACGATTCTTTATGCGAATGAGATGAATGTCTACCACCAGCTCGAAAAACGACCCCAGTACGAGTATCTTATAAATACCATTAGACCCAAGAAGCGATGGTCAAAATGGGTAAAGAATGCTAGTAATGAAGAACTTGAATTGATATGTGAGTACTACGGCTGTAATAAAATTATAGGTCAAGAGTATCTATCTTTGTTGTCTAGTGAGCAAATTGAAACTATAAAACTAGAACAAGATACTGGTGGTATTAAAAATGAATCTAATAGAAGAACTCGTTGAGGTCACTTTACCGAGTGAAGAAAGTTTCCTTAAAATCAAAGAGACGCTAACACGCATTGGTATTGCCTCTAAGAAAGAGCAGAAGCTATTTCAGTCGTGCCACATACTTCACAAGCAAGGTAAGTACTACATTGTACACTTCAAAGAGTTGTTTATGCTTGACGGCAAGACTAATGACTTTTCTGAAGAAGATAAAGGTAGAAGAAACACAATTGTTGCTCTACTTGCAGAGTGGGGATTAATCAAGCCTCTAAACTTAGAGCAAATCAAAGAGCCTGTTGCTCCGTTATCTCAAATCAAGATTCTTCCTCACAAAGAGAAAGGTGATTGGGAACTAGTAGCGAAATACAGCATAGGTAAAAAACGATAAAAGGAAACTTATATAATGAGTGATAATATCACGCAATTGAATCAACATTTAAAAATCTATAAACTATTTGATGAAGCCCATTTGCCAATCTATGGCACTGAATGGTCAGCCTGTTTCGATCTATGTGCATCGATTCGAGAGCAAGACGAAGTGACCGTTATGGGCGCATCAAACATTTCAACAAAGCGAAAACTCACAAGTGGATTTATTCCAATCTATGCTGGCGAAAGATGTCTAGTTCCTACTGGATTAATTTTTGATCTGGATGAAAATCAATCACTTAGAATACATCCTAGATCGGGACTTGCTTGGAAACAAGGAGTGACTGTAGCAAACTGTGAGGGTATCGTTGATGCGGATTATGTTGAGCAGTCATATGTAATGCTTGCCAATCTATCTAGAAATCCAATGGAGATTCGTGATGGAATGAGAATCGCTCAAGGTGAGATTGTGAATGTTTCTAAAAGATTTGACTTCAAAATTGTAGGTGTTAGGCCTATCCAGAAAACAGACAGAAGCGGTGGCTTCGGATCAACAGGAGTATAATATGAAAGAGTTATGGGCTGTATTAGCTGGTCTTACTGTATTCACGCTGTTCTATAGCACTGTGATTTATCCAGAGATCGAGTATAAGGGTGGTGGCTATGTTCACTCATGTACTGGAGAATGCTATGAAGAACTCAAGCGTAATCGTGAAATCGCAAAACAGAAAGCAATCGAAGTTGCGGCATACAACGAAGCAAATGGTATCGTAGTAGAAGCACCAGATCCAGGCGAAAAGTTATGGGGTGGATGCATGGGCTGTCATGGTCAGAATGGAGAAGGTGGACTAGGGCCTAAACTATCTGGTCAAACATATGACTATATTCTAGGCAGACTGAATACTTACAAAGATCGTGGTACAGTTGGAAAGCAATCAAATATGATGTGGTCACAAGCATCAGCACTAAGCGACAAGGATATCACTGATATATCAAAGTATATATCTGAAAAACTTTGATGTATCAAAATATATATCTGAAAAACTTTAATGTACAAGTCACTTAGTTGGTGACTAGTCAGCAGTTTGGTCATGCGATGATAGAAGTGGAGTGACTGCCACAAACAAACGACTCAGAGACAACTGCAAACCGTAGTGAAGAATGCGTAAGCTGAAACGGGTGAGGTTTAGTTCAGAAGCAACGACAGCATCTTCACTTTTAATATAGGGGGTTGACAAAGCCTTAATTGTTTGCTATAATAGTATTTCAAATATCGAGGTATAACTATGAAAAATATATTAATCTTAACATTAGGACTGGGTCTACTAGCAAGTTGTTCAACAAATGCGTATGATCAAAGTCCTGCTAAACTTTTGAAGAAAGTCCAAGTATGTGAGAAAGTTCAGATTCCTGTCTATGGGATGATTGAACGACCAGCATCGAGTGGAGAAGTGTTTACTGGTCTTCTTCTCGGTGGAGC